ATCCACAAACTTGTGTGTTCTTCTGGTATTGTTCAGTATTCCGCTGTCTGCCGCCTTCTGGATGACCTTCATCTGCTCATCGCTATACTTGGCGTTCTGGTCTATCTCGTATGCCTGTCCTCGTCTGCCTCGCTCGTTGTAGCTCTCCATGAGGCGGTCACTGCGTACAAGCCCCATAACCTCGTCTCTTAGCTGAGTCTGTAGCTGTGTGCGCTTGGAAGTGGTTTTCAGCTCTTCAAGCTGCTGCTTCAGCTCGTTTCTAAGGTCAATCTGTTCGCCTGTCATCTCGCCCTGTTTCATCTGGTTAAGGGCATCAAACTCTCTTTTCAGACTATCTTCATCTCGGATAGTGGACTGATAGCTCTTGTAGGTATCGCCGCCCAGCACTTCCTCAATGGTGTCAATGGAGATGCCGCCCTCTTCCATATCTCGCAGGACTTCATCATATATCTTGTCCTGTTCCTTTTTGCTCAGTTTGCGCTCCTTGCTTTCCTCGGCAATGCGGTCATTGTAAACTCGGTCAATGACCTTCTGCTCGTTTTCGGAAAGCCCGGTAACGAAGTCTCTGCCAGTCTCAATGGACTCTCTAAGGCTTCCGCTCTTCATGCCGGGAACAATGCCGCTCTGTGCAACGCCGGAGGTAACTGCGCCTACTACGAACTGCTCAAGCAGATTCTCGTCCTCAAGCAACTCGCCAAGCTCCTTGTCATCCATATAGGTAGCTTGTTTTGCCATAGCAGAGCCTACTCCGGCAATGACTTCTTCCAAGCCCTCGCCGGATGCCTTCACGCCATACTCAACAAAGTTCTTGGTGATCTGATTGGTAATCTTGTCGCTCAGTTTCCTTGCAAGCCAATCGTCTGCGCTGGAAAGACCTTTGCTGATACCAAGTGCTTTTACAGTCTTGCCCAAGCCGCCGAACAGCATCTCAGAGCCAGCATCCACAGCACCCTTGATTAGACCATAGGTAGCCGCTTCCTCGTCTGTAGCACCGCCCATATAGGCTTCGCTCATACCAGCACCCATAGAGCTTGCGCCCATCATGCCAGCCGTAGCCACAGAAGCTCCGATAGTGCCAAGTCCTGCTGCGCCAGCCGCACCGCCAGTGAGGATAACAGTACCGACCTGTCCCAAGCCCTCCATGATGGAGTCACTTGTTCTGCCAAGAACGGAGAGCTTGTCAATAGCCTCGTCCGACTCTGCAAAGATGTCATCTACTACGTTTCTCTTTGCGCTCTCTCGCATTTTCCCGGCAAGGTCATCGTTGCCGAAGAAGTCTGCTACTCCGGCAGCTCCGTATGCTCCAAGGTCAAGCACGCCGCCCACAGTCTTTGCCACGCCTTTAGCTGCGCCGGAAACTATGTCTGCGCTAGTGCCAAGTATAGCCTTGGTCACATTGCCTACGGTTATGCCGTCCTCAAGTGCGCCCTTCTGGAAGAAGTCAAAGCCCTCGTCCTTTTCCTGCTTTTTGGTGCTGCTCTTGGTGGTTGTAGTCTTTACGGGTGCAACATCAAAGAACGCCGCTGTCTTGTTAGTGAACAGCGGCGCAATATCGTTTGCAGTGGGTTTTTCAGTTGTTTTCTTTTTCTTCTTCTTTTTTTCGTCCGCTACGGCTGCATAGTATTCAGATGTCAAACTCATAGCATCACCCCATTAACCAAGGCTCTTGTAAAGCTGGAACTGTTTATTTGTCGAAGCAGTCTTGCGGTATTTCTTCTTGCCTTTGGAAACGTAGCTCTCCACTATGCCGGAGTTTTCAAGCTCACGGAGTTTCTTACCGCTTATCGGGCCATAGCCAAGGGCAAGCACACTCTGTGCATCAATCTGAGGCGCATTGGAGGTATTGGAATCAGTTTCAATTACCTTCTTCGTGCCGCTGGACTTCTTCACACTGCCACCGCTTGAACTACCGCCGGAGGATTTCTTGACTGAGCCACCAGAGCTACCGCCACCGCCAGAGCCGCCGCTGTTCTTGCCAGCCTGTACGATGTTAAACTGTCTCTTTTCTTCTGCCATCTGTGCATCGAACTGTCGCTTCTCTTCAGCCATTTTCTCGTTGTACTGTCTGACTTCCTCTGCCAGTGCGTTCTCGGTGTTGATCTGGCTGAGAACATCCTGATAGCGTCCATAGTAGGTGTTGTCAGTCTCACGCTTTGCTTCGCTCTTAGCAAGCACAAGCTGGTTTTTGTACTGGAATCCGGCAAGGGAAAGCTCAAGCTGCTGCTGAAGTGCGTTGTATGCTATCTCAGCAAGAGCCGCATTGTTCTGTAGTCTGGCATCCTTGATAGCATTGTCATAGTTCAGCACAGCTCTGTTGTAGCTCTCTCTGGCAGTTGCAATGCGGTTTTGGTAGGTGTTGTACATACTCACCTGTGCGCTCTCGCTGTAGCCAGTGCCTACCATGCCCTGTGCCGCCATAGCTTCGGCATTTGCGCCATACTCGCCGCTCTGCTTCTGCCAGTCAACGTATGCGCCGCTCTGCTCCTTGGTGTAGTCCTTCTTTGCTTGGTCTTTCTGCTGTTCGATCTGCTCAATAGCAAAGTCGGTCTGCTCGTTCTGTAGCTGTGTCTGCTTGTCTGCCCACTGTTTAGAGGCATCTATCTGCGCCTGATAGTATTTATCAGACTGATTTATCATGCTGTCGTAGGTCTTGTTCAGCTCGTTCAGAGCCGTCTTTTTGTCGGACTCTACTTCCTGAAATCTTCTATCGTCATAATTAATGGTGTAATCATTTGCCATTTCTATATCACCCCTAGCGTTTTATGTAGCCACCTAGGAAAGCCTCAAGTGTCACTGTCTCAAGGCTGAATCTGGTCTGTGTGTAGAATTTAAGCTGGATGTCCTTCCACTTCTTTCGCTTAATCCGGCTCACAAAGTAGTCGGTCACGCCTTCATAAGTGCCTATCAGCTCAAAGTCCGTATCTTCCAGCTTGGCGTATACGGATATGTCTCCTGTTGCCTCTGCCACGCAGCCTCTTTTGTTGGTAGTTTTCAGCAGATGCGCCGCTTTGAACTTGTCCTTGGGAGTTACCCACCAGCTCTCTACGTTTGCCTCGTTGTCGGTCAGAGTGTAAACTCCGTCCTCACAGCCAAGGTAAAGCACACCCTTATGCACTCTGGCGCAGCTTATCTCTCTGCCCAAGTCCCAATAAAACCACTCATACTCTGAGTGATCTTCGTTGGTGAACATAGCCCTAGAGTCTGCCAGATATGCCTTGCTGCCCATGATGCAAATGAGATAGCCTTCCCACTCGGCAAGCACCATGTTCTCATAGCCCTTCTCGGTAAGCAGTTTGCGGTCAATCAGGGAACTTCTGTGCGCTACCACCTGTTCAGTGGTAATGTCGCCGCTTATGCCCTCCATGCCTCTGTCGCTGAAAAAGACAATATCATCGTTGAAGTTTATTGCCTTGCCTGTGCAGCCTATATCCACGCTTGAGTGCTGGGAGGGATATATCTTGCCGTAGTCGCTGTCTATGGTAGGTGTATGGTAGAAAACCGTTGTGTTCGCCTGTGAAGGCTCACGGAACACCCACAGCGCATTGTTTCCGGCTACCAGACCTTTTATCTGTGCATTGTCCAGTCCTTCGTTGTAGTAGTCCAGATCGCTGCAATAGCCGGGGTCATTCAAGCTGCAATGCCAAACAGTGTTGGGATAGTCTGCATTGCCGCTGAAAAATACTCTGTTGTCGAATACCTGTAGCAGAGTGCAGCCAAGTATCTTCTTTGCGGCATCCGTAGTCTTGTGAAACTCTACCGATACATTGTCCTGTCCGTCCGTAAGAGGCACAGCAGGAGCTTTGGTAAAGGTAATCTTGCCCTTTGCATAGTCTACGGTGAAGTTGGTCACAGCCTCGTCATTGACCTTCACAATGGGCTTGAAGTCTGAGTCAATGTTCAGCGTGTCCAGCACAAACACAGTGCTTTCACCGTCTGCAAGGAAGGTGTTTATTCTGCCGGGAGAGAGCATATTCACATCTTCGTGGATAGTGCCGCCTCCTGCTGGCTTTCTGGCAATGGAAGTGGTAGGCACATAGCCCTCCACCGCCTTTATGGTCTCTCCGTCATACTGCAAGTAGTGTTTGCCGTCCTTGAAGTACCAGATGTTCTCATATACAAAGCTGTCGCTCTCCGCTTCTCTCAAGCCGGAGTAAAGCACAGTCTTTTCGCCGTCATGCGCCTTGTAGAGCTTGTCGCCGCTGTGTACCAGCATCCCATTAAAAAAGAACACGCCGTATACCGGAGCATCAAAAGCCTTGTTCAGCTCCATGCCGGGGCGTGTTCTTATGCTGTCGGTCTCTTTGTAGTCTCGCCATACGTTCAGACTGTCGGGGCTTCTGGCAAGGTTTTTGCCCTCGCCTCGAAAGTCCACGCCTCTAAAGTTGCCGTATGTTCTGGAAACAATATCGCCAGTCCCAGCCATTAGACCGTCACCCCACCCTCAATGGTCACAAAGCCCATTTGATAACGGCTGTCCAGCCGCTGAAGCATGGTCTCGTATCTCTCGGCATATACATTGCCATATCCTGCGCTTATGTCGCTCTTGAGCAGGTCAGCGGCTATTCCATAGGGCATTATCTCAAGGGCATCGTTTGTAAGCTCAAACTCGTATGCCTTGTCCTTGGTCTTTTCGGTAATCCTCTCAGGATAGACAAATACGTCTATCTCCGCAGTGCCGCTCTCTTTTATCTTCAGCACAGTGCCGTTTGCCTTGCTTGCGTAGTCAACGCCGCTCACAAGGTTTATCTGGTAAATCTCATAGCCGCATTTCTTCTCAATGTCGGCAAACTCGATAATGTCACCCTCGGTCACTTCAAGCTCAACATACTTGGGCATCTTCTTCATCCTTGCAAGCTCAAACATGACCTGATTAGTCACATCGTTTATCTTGGTGCTAATGTCGGGGTCATCGGTTAAAAGCTCACTGTTGGGGTTAAGCTCTTCAATCATCCCCAGCACTTTCTTTTTCATTTCCAAAAGAGTCATTGTTTCACCCCTCTAAAAAGAAAAGGGCAGGACGTAAGCCCTACCCTTTATCAGTTATTCGCTATATCCGTATTTTTCCAGTACCGCCATAACATCATCGGTCATCAGTTTCTTAACCTGACCGTAAGGAAGGCTCATGATACTGGAAATAAGCACATCCATGTCGGCACACTTCTCTGCCCTTGCCTTGTGGGTCTTGTTCAGCTCGTATGCCTTGGCTTTCATCTGTTCAAACTCAGCTTTTTTCATACGGATTCCTCCGTCTCTCCACTCAGCAGAATGTTCAGTATCTCGCCCTGTTGAGTAGTGGTCTCTTCCAGTGCCGTTACTCGTTCCTCGGTAGTAGGCTCTACCTCCACGATCTCCGGCTCTTCGGGCATAAGCTCATAGGTGTAGCCATTCTTCTCGCAGTATTCGGAGCAAAAGGCTTCGTCTGCGACAATGGTATTTATCTCGTTTCCGTCTCGGAAAATTCTATAGTTTGCCATTGGTTAGTCCTCCTTGAAGTAGACGATGATAACGCCACCAGAGCCGCCACTGCCGCCGTAATAACTGCCGCTTG